AGCATCATCAATAAGTTTATGTTGTCCTTTAGACATAAAACTTTCTTTAAAGTGTCCTTTTCGTTCTAGCTTTTTTAAATTAGTATTAATGTCTTGACGTTCTATTTTATAAACATATGCATAAAATTTATCTGGAGTATTTCTTGTTAAGATTTTATATAAATCTTCTTCACTCCATCGTACTTCAAAATCTTTATATTCCTCATTATCATAAGTAGAAAACATATCTAATTTATAACAATCTAATAAGGTATCAATTTCTTCTCTCATCCAAACTCCATCACTAAGATATCGTGATCCTGTAACAGCATATTGTTTATAAGGATTATATTTTACTGTATATAGTCTAATGTAAGCCATTATTAAATTAAAGTTATTATATCTAAGAGGATATAGTCTAATATAATTTTTAATTTTATTTAAAATTTTCAGTATAAACATTATCTATAACTCCAATAGTTCATCTGCATCATCTTCAAATTGATCTTTAGGAACTTCTCTAAGTCTACCGGTTTCCCTGTCATATAGCAAATGACTGGCTAATCCAACGTCACCGGTATACCTAGATTTTAAAACACGAACTCTTGTTGTGTTTGATTCTTCAAGATCATCAGCCTGTTGATTTCTCTCAAGAGCAATAACACAATCAGACAATTGAGCGATACTCTGTGAACCTCTCAAGTGTGAGAGAGACACTTCAATACCATTCTCGTGTCCTTTGTTTCCATCAACTCTTCTCAAGTGTGATACTAAGATTAGTCCTGCACCTGTCTCTTCAACTATACTTCTAAGTCTTGTCATGATGTTGTCGATTGCTCTACGTTCATCACCTTCGGACAAGGCAGACACTAACATATGTAAGTGATCTACAACGACCCACTTACAATCACAGGCTACAATCATGAAGCGAATCTTATTAAATATTTCATCAATACTATTCGTTCCAAAATGAGCATGTATCCATACTCTATTTTTATTTTCTCCGTCATATAGAATGTCAAAGAATTTATCCAACTCTTCTTCGGAAAAGTTTTCTCTCTCTTGATCTATGTATAATCTAGCGTTAGCTTCTATAGATAAGATTCCGTCAACAGTTCTTCTCCAATCTTCTTCGAGAGCAATAACTCCTACGTTATCCGTAGTTTCTTTGATAAGCCAATGTTCTAGTTCTCTAGTCACAGAAGACTTACCAAGTCCTGTACCTCCAGTAAGTGTTACCAACTCGCCGGCACGTAACCCATATAGCTTGTCATTTAAACCTTGCCAAGGGTACGGAATACTTTCTTTCTTCTCTCGTGAAAAGAAATCTTGTCTCGATTCGGATACATTGATAACACCACTAGGAGTATAAACTTTTGCAGACCACCAAGCTTCAACAAACTCTTTGTGTTTGTTTTGACGAAGCATATCGTTAGCATCTTTGAATCCATTTGGAAGAGTCATGATCTTAGCTTTACTAGGTTGAAATAACATTGCTACTTTTTTAGCAGCCTCCTGTCCTTGCTTGTCGCTATCAAAACAGATCACAACATTCTCAAAACTTTCTAAAAACTCTAAGCTTTCTTTGACATCTTTAACTGCACCGGATGAACCTCGCTTTATTGAGACTGATGCCCACTTACTACCCATTAATTCGTAGCAAGCCATAGCATCACATTCACCTTCAACTAAGGTAATTGACTTACCTCCAGTCTGAAAAAGTTGCTCACCAAACAATCCTGTGCCTTCAAAACTACCTTGAACAGAGAAATTCTTATCTCGAACATAGCGTATTTTCGTAGCAGATAGCTCATGTTTGTTGAAATATGGATACAAATGTTGCACTACATCCCCATTGCTAGAGAGTATGGATTTTACTCCATATTTACGAGCAGTTGCCTCTGATATTCGTCTATCAGATAATGCAACAAAATCTCCACCATTAGGATTGACTGGTGATTTATGTTTTTTGTGTGTCACTTCCTCGCCTGATACAGCTTTGTTATAATTTAAGAAATAAGTATCACAGCTAAAACATTTTGCTGATCCGTCTTCATTCAATGATACAGGATCGCTCCCTCCACATTTTGGACATGGTAGTTGATGTTTTATAAATGCCATATATATTCCCTCACGTTGTTAATAAAAAGTGTGTAGCTAGTGCATGGTGGTTTAGTTCTCATTTACTTTTATCCTTAACCTCTTCAAGCCAACCGAATTGATACAGAAAGGTTTTTATAAAGGCTCACTCCTAGCTACACTTGAAGGTCTAGTAGTTTATAGTCACTTCTTGGGATAACCTTCTCGCACCCAATGGCTGACTCTTAGGAGCACTAGTCGGAGTCGCTAGACTCAGATAGTTCTTCGACCACTTCAGCATCTGCTTCTGTGTTTTGTCCATCATTATTAACTATATCTACAATTTTATTTGAGAAGAAGTTAATACCTGCTTGTACTTCTTCAAGGTCGAGTGTGATATTCACCTTCTTTTGATTTAGCCTTTGCAGTCTTCCAAAGATTCCTTGTCCTTCGTCAGGAAGGTCTTCAACAAAAATCTGTACACCATCTATTGTGATGTAAGGTTTGTTAGGATCTTCTACTACACCACCTTTGGAATATTGAAGACGAGATTTCTTTGGTCTTCGTAACCACCTACTCAAAAGTTTACCTTCAATAGTTAAAAATTTATTTGATGTTACTTTCATAATTAAAACTCCAGATCATCATCTATTGGTTGTAATTCACTTCCGTCTGAACCGGTGTACTCTACTAACTCTACGACTTGAACTGCTTGTAAATCAAGGCCTTTGAAGTCTCCATAGTTATTAGAAGTTTCCCATTCTCGGTATTGGACATTTACTTTAGAGCCATTGCCTACTGCAACATCCAAGGGTTCTTTATTAGCATCAAGAAGTTTTGGAGCTTGATTAGGAGTTCCGTCTTTTCTTGCGACTTTTCGTTTGATAATGAGTTCCTTCTGTCCGTCATTATCCCTGACTCTAAAACCCCTGCTAGAAAAACTATCAGCAGTCTTATCATCAACTAATAAAGTAACAGAGTACTCACCATATTTATTGGGCGTTTTAACCTGTGCCCAATTTACAGGTACTGGTCCAATTATTGGCATAGTATTTCTCCTTTAGTAAAAATCTGTGAGGTTTTATGTGAGTCGTTAGACCTCAAACTAACATCAGCTTGTACTGACCTACTATCTAACTTTTGGGGTGTATAGTGAGGGCTACATGCGTTAGTAGTATAACTCATAGGAGGTTAGATTTCCCTCAAATATTTATTATAGATGTCGCCTATAAACATCTCTAAACTATTTTCATCAAAAAACTTTAAAATAAAGTCTTGGCCACTTACTCTAAGTTCATGTCCTAATTTCATTTCATATAAATGTGTAAGAATGTCATAGTCCGAACCTACTTTCAAGTATTGTTTCCTTGATAATTTAATTTCTGTATTACTTATCTTTTCCATAAGGTGAGGATTATATATCATAATAATTAAGGTGTCAAGCCCTCGATTTAATTTTTTTAAATTTCTTTCTCCACTTGGAGCGTTTGAATTGAGTCATTGTTCCATCTGCATATCTGATCTCAATGATGCCATTATTAACATGTAAAGATGTCACTTGTTCTTTGTCAAGTATATCCTTGTAAAGTTTTTTAACATCATACTGAGTCATCTGCTACTTCCACTCCATACTCTAAGTCTCCAAAGTCTATCATTTCTTGTAGTCTTTTGGTTACATTATCCCATGTAGGATGAAATGGAAACGCTATGGGTTCAATGTGGACCACACATACAGTTTCTCTGCCTAGCCATTCACTAATTCTTTCTAATCCAAAACGTCTGAACTCTTGTTCTTCTGTTCTTTCATCAGTTCCTTCAAAGCCGGTGAAGTCTCCGTAGAATCCCTTTGGTTTAATGACTCTAATAGTTTCATGTCCACCATATTTAAAGGATACCGATTTATTTTCTTTAATCGCCTCTATTACGTCTAATGTTATTTGTGATGTATCTAATGTCATTGTTATTTTCCTCCATTAATTGTTAATAAAAATTTTACTCGTCATCTATCTCAATACGATCCCAATCTACTTGAGCATCATCACCATAATCTGTACCAACATAAGTGACTTTGTAATCCACTTCATCATCTGACTTACCTGTAGATTGATCACCTTTTGTAGTAACGTCAACTTCACAAATAGCTTCAACGATAGCCATGTATTCATCATCAGTAAATGGTTTATCAGTTTCAATTTCAAAGTGTCTAACATCTACAGTCTGCTCTGTTACAAAGTATTTATATTTAGTTTTCATTTTCCTTGCCCTCTATATTTTTTAAATGTTTGTTTCTTTCTTTTAGGCATTGTTGAAGTAGCTACGTTACCTCTACCTATATGAGTTTTCTTTCCTCTTGAACCTGTAACTGGTTGGTGAGGTATCTTTCCTCTATTTATTCTTAATGCCATGTGTCAAATCCTCGTGGTTTAAAGTCTACTGCTTCTTGTACTTCTTCAACAGTTAGTGTAGGAGATATACTATTTCCTTCACTATCTACTCCTAAGATTAAACCATTACCTGCTAAAGTCTGACTGTAGTTATCACCATGATAAGTAAAGAATAGTTGGTCTTCAACAAACAATCCTTCATCATCTACATAGATGCCATTCACTCCGTCTAATCTAAGTACATCAAACGTAGCACAGTCAACTAACTCATAAATATGTGTAAGAGTTTCGTTGAAGTCTATCTCTCTAACTTCTTTGTTTTTTACATCAATTAATATTGCTTTCATATTTCTCCTTATGTCATTGTTAATAATCTTTCTTTCTCAGCTATTGCCATGTACTCAATATCCTGTGAAGATACTGCTTCACGACAATGATAAGATAAAAACTGTACAAGTAAATAAACTACATAAATATC